ATGTCTAAACAGCCCGTTGCCGATTGGTTTGAAGAAGTTAGCCGAGCAGTTCATCAAGTGCTAATCGGTTCAAATTTTGCACAGGAAGAGTTTCAAGCCCTTCTCTGCATGGGTGGGTTTGGCAATAACTGCCTGTCGGTTGAAGAAGATGACGACAAAATTGTTCGCTTCCGCAACTTCGTCATTGGCGATGTGCACTGGGAGATGAACTATCTCGGTGCAATTGATACGGTTGGCCGTGAGTTTGAGCTAGATGCTCGCCAAGCCATTCAGCAGTTTGGTCGTGAGGTTTTTGAGGAAGATGCACCGCGCCTCTTGCAGGATGCCGATCAGATGAAAGACACGAAGTATAAGTTCATTCATGTTGTATGTCCTCGCTCCGACTTTGACCCGAAGAAGAAGGACTCCAAGAATAAACCGTTTGCTTCTTATTATGTGTTGAAGGAAGGCACGGAGCCAATCGTTAAAGAGGGTGGCTTTGATTACAACCCCTATGTGACAGGGCGTTTCACAGTTGGGAACAATGAGCGTTATGGTCGTGGCCCAATGAGCATGGTGCTGGCTACGGCTCGCAGAAGCAATGTCATTTATCGCTCGGCATTGATGGCGGCAGAGCAGGGTTCGGTTAAAATGTTGCTGGTTCCTGATGATGAGAGTGTTAAACTTTCTCGTCGTCGTGCCATTGACATTGTTAAGTGGAAAACAACCAATCCTAATGGCAAGCCTGAGATTTTGCAGACAGAGAATGCCAACACGCCGATGGAATTGTTTCAGTTGCATGATGAGCAAATTCGTCGCATGTTCTTTAATCACCTGTTCCGTCCACTAGAAGACTATCGCAATATGACGGCATGGGAGGCTCAGGAGCGTTCAACAACCGATCAGATGGTGTTGGCTCCATTCACAAGCCGATACAAGGACGAGCATGTAACCCCGCTGATGGAGACAGTATTCTACATTCTTCAGAAGCGCAAGATGCTACCAGAGCCACCTCCTGAGTTGCTTGAAGACCCTAACTATGAGATTGATTATGTCGGTCGTCTATCGCTTGCAACCAAGAGCTTTGAGACTATGGGAGCAATTAACACGCTTCGCATTTTCGGTGAACTTAGTCAGATGGACTCACGTCTTGCGTCAGGGTTGGACAACGTTGACGGTGACAAGTTGTTCAAGGAAATCTGGTATGCACAGTCTTCCAGCATGAACGCTCTCAAGGATGAGGGAGTTGTTGAAGGAGAACGTGCGGCGGCGGCACAGGCAGCACAGCAACAGCAGATGGTTGATAACCTAGCTCCGGTTGCAGACGCGGCTCAGAAGCTCAGTGGGTCGGTTGATCCGTCCAGCATTGTATCAAGTATGAGAGGTTAATATGTTACACAATCGAATTTGGCGTTCTGTCAATCGTCGTATCGGAACTGTTCTTAACAATGATGACGTTGAGCTTGATATTGAAAAGCACTTTCGGCAAGTGTTTACAAGTGGTTCCGGGGAAATCATTCTAAGACATCTATTAGAGGTGTCTGAAATCGACATCCAGAAGGGTTGTGTCTCCGAGAGGGAGGCCGTCTATCTGGATGGTAAACAGGATATGGTTAAATATATCCTATCAAAAATAACACCGGAGAATAAATAATGAGCGAAGAGACACCTCAAGAGCCTGTTGTAGAGCAGACACCTCAAGAGCCTACTAAGTCATGGGTAAACGAAGACGGAACATGGAACCGCGATGCAATGGGAGAGTTAGGACAACACTCTATTGTTGAAAAATACGCAACCGCCGAAGAGCTGATTAAGGGTACGATTAACAAGGATCAGGTTCTTGGCAAAAAAATCGACGACATTTTAAGCTCTGACGATGAGAGCATTCAGGGTCGGCTGAAGGAAATTCGCGGCGTTCCGAAAGATGCATCAGGGTATGAGTTTAATGTGGAAATTCCAGAGGGTATGGAACAGCTTAGTGAGAGCATTGCCGCTTATAAAGACATCTTTGCTGAGACAGGAATCCCCAACGATGCCGCTAATCGCCTAATTGAGAAGTACGTTGAGAGCACGGTTTCGCGTCAGAATGAATGGGAAGCGCAAATGCAGGAGGTTTATGACGGAGAAAAATCGCGGCTTGAGTCTAAGTGGAAGAATAAATTCGCAAATAACATCGAGAGATCAGCCAATGCGCTTGACCTTTTGGAGCTTCCCGAACTTGCAGAAGACGTTAGAGGGGCTAAGACTCCGCAGGCGTTGAAGTTTGCGGAAGCCGTTGTTGAGAAGCTAATTCCTCTGATTGAGGATGACACCATCATTGAGGCGCGTCAGACGCAGACCATCTCTACCATTAAGGATCGGATGGATGATATTGACTCCCGCCTTGCTGGGTTGGTCTCAACTGATGATGGTCGTCGCTCACCGGAATATCGGAAGCTTCTTGACGAGAAATCAGAACTTATTAAAAAATTAGCTTGACAACAATAGTTACATTATTGTAATAACGGTTGCAGACGAAAGGACAGATACCTCCATAGTGGGAGCCTGACTAGAAATCTAAGGCGAGAGCCTTTAAATCAGGAAAGGCCCGTTAAGCGGATACCCAGACCGACAAACTGAAAATTAACTTAAACACTATGGAGGTGTAAAATGGCTAGTACTGATATTAGCAATTTCAACGCCACAATTTTTTCGAGCAATCTGCGTCGGAATCTTGAGGCAAAAGGTGGAAAGATGCGTCCCTACGTCACAATGGCGGAAGGCGATCTTTATCGTGAAGACGGACTATACCCATTCATTAAGGGTGGCGGTCTTCCTAAGAAAATCACTCAACGGTTGCCGGAATCTCCGATTAGTTCGGAAGAATATTCCAATCGTCGGATTAGTCGTGCTGACTATCAGGACGGTACTGCAATTGATCGTCAGGACTTGGATCGTATGCAGGTTGACCCTTGGGCTGACAAGACCAACATTCTTGGTGACAAGTTCCGTCGTCTTGAAGACCTAATCATCCAGAGCGCGGCTCTTGGTGATGCTCTTGGTGGCGACACTGGTTCAACTACCGTCAACTTCACCGCAGGAAACATTATCGGTGTTGGTCTGGGTGCTGAAGCTGGGTTCACTAATGCTGGGTTCACTTATGAGAAACTGACCGAAGTGTTGAAAGACTTCCAGAAAGATCATATTGACCTGAGTTCTGAGAAGGTTTGTATCACGGTTTCTGCTGAGCAGATCTATGATATTCTCCAGCAGGACAAGTTCATTAACAAGGATTACATCAACCAGTCCATTATGACTAATGGGTTTGGCTCGATTCAGAACTACATGGGTGTTGATTGGATCATCACCGAGGTTCTGCCTTATATGAACACAGCACTTGACGGGTTCAATATTGACCTCGATACCGACGTTGTTACCGATGCTACTGGTAGCGGCAATGGTACATGGGCTGATACCGATGGTAACGATGTCCGTGCTTGTATCGCAATGGTTAAATCAGGCGTTATGTTTGAAACCAAGCCAGACATGATAACTCGCGTTGCCGAACTTCAGGCCAACTCCTTCCGCCCTTATGCTTATGCAGAAATGGGATTGGGAGCTGTCCGTCTCGAAGAAGAGAAGGTTCGTGCGATTCCATGTGACCAAAGCCCCGTAGCGGCATAACCTTAGGAGGATAATAACATGGCTACTATTAAAACAGATGTTGTAACCGCTATTGATGCGGCTAATCCGCCAATCGCTGACCTCAATGAGTATTTGGGTGAAGTGAAGTGGATTCCGGTTGAGTATTCGACTGATGGCACTTCCGCTGCTGATACGCTGAAGTTCTCGAAGAAGCTACCTACTGGCACTAAGCTGGTTGGTCTTCGTCTTGAGCACACAGCTATTGCTTCTGGTGAGCTTGACATTGGATACACTGGTGATCCTGATGCCATCATTGATGGTGCGGTGCTGACTTCCGCTGGCGTTGTTGATTATCCGGCTGAAGCTGGAACGATCACGGCTGGAGCAGGTGGGCCTATTGACGTTGGTGATAAGGAGATTATCGGAACCCTGACGGGAACCCTGTCTACTGACTCCATCAAGGGCTATATTCTGGTTGTCACGACCGGACTGTAAACTGGAGAGGGGAGGGTGTAAAAGCCCTCTCCTACTTTTATGGTAACTACAAAAACACAAATTTGTAACTTAGCCCTTTCCGAACTTGGAGAGAGCAGAAACCAACTTACCAACTTCGACACCGACACCGATGCCGTTGCGGTTCAATGCCAGCTACACTACCCACAAGCCCTAGAAGAGCTAACCCGCATTCATGCTTGGAATTGTTGCATCAATCGCGCACAGCTCACTACATCGGCTTATACGGGGCATGGCTGGGACTACACAGCATCGTTGCCCAGTGGATGTTTAAGAGTGTTGGAGATTGTCAGCACCGATGTAACGTTCAACAATCCGGGTGTTAGGGTAAAATGGGCAGTTGAGGGTGCAAACATACGTGTAAATTACACAAATCCCTACATAACCTACATGGCAGAGCCAGCGATTGCGGCAATGGACTCCCTGTTTGTTCAGGCATTATATACATTTTTAGCTGCAAAGCTCGCTGTCCCACTGAAGGGTGACAATGGGCGTAACCTTCGTGCTCAGTTGATGGGTGATTTCTTTGGCGCAATTTTACCGCAGTCTAAGAGCTTGGATGGATTTGAAGATGACAACATTTATGACTTGGATAGCGACTATCTTGATGCGTCATACAATAGTTTTTACAGATATGAATACCCGTTTTATCAGACAATAACAGTATAGGAGTGGTATGAAGGGATACGAAGCGGCAAAGAAGCTTGGCATGAAGTCGGGTGATTTTTGTGAGAAGTACGATTTGAACTCACATATGCAATCACTTCCAGAGGAATTAGAAGCCGAGTTGTTCGGAAGTGAAAAAAAAATCTTGGAAGAACAAGCATGTACGGAAACATCTAATACAGCAGAAACAGTCGTGGTAGCCCCTGAGAGTCCGGTGGAGGCAGAAACTCCCGCCGAGGTGACCACTACCCTGCCTGAATGTCCGGTGAGCTTAGAAACGCTTAAAACCTCCCTTCGTGGTGGTGGAAATAAATCGCCTTATTGGCAGTGGAGGGGATTAGTTGCCTAAGAAAACCATCAACTCAATGAACGCCGGGGAAATCTCCCCCTACTTATACGCCCGTGACGACTTTGAAAAGTATGATAGCGGGTGTTTAACTATGGAGAACTTCGTTCCTCTGCCTTATGGTGGGGTTACAAACAGGCCGTCAATTGAATATAAGTTTGACGTTGTTGATGATGATGATGCCAGAATTGTGCCATTCATATTTTCAGTAGAGGAAACCTATCTTCTGGTTATTGGCGATCAGGAAATAAACATTTATCAGGACACAGTCTTAAAAGACACCATTGTTTCTCCTTGGCTTGATACGGAACTTGGTGATTTAAAACACGTACAAAGTGCTGATGTTTTGTGGTTTGTGCATCCCAATCATCCGATTCAGCGTCTTGAGAGAAACTCTGATACATCGTGGAGCATTGCAGATGTTGAATGGGACTTCCCGCCATTGCTAGATGAAAACATAGAAGAGATTTTCTTTGATTTTGATTTTAGTTCAACAACGCTATGGACACATCCGGCGAGTTACGTCATTGGCGATGTAAGACGCTATGATGGTGTTGTTCACAAATGCATTAAGGATCATTCGTCGAATGCAAGTTTCTATTCCGACTACAATGAGGGGAACTGGGTTTGCTCAAACGAGGGTCAGACAGCCGTTCTTAACTCCTACACCACAAAAGATATTGCGACATCCGTTGATGCTAACTACTTTGATTCGGGGATGATTGGTTCCGTGTTTTCTATTAAAAATCAAAGGAACAGGGATCAATCAATCAGAACCCTCTCAAACTCTTGGAGAACATCAGAGATTGGCATTACCCTAGCTACAGGCTCAGGCAACACAGGGGTGTCAAATCCGCTAAATGCATCGTTTACCGATTGGGAGTTTGTAACAGACGGGAACTGGACTGGCTTGATTGTTATACAGCGAAGCACTGATCTAGTCTCATGGGAGGATTACGTTCTAATAGGCGACACGAGGAACGGTGGAGCTAGAAACTTCTCGTTCTCTTCCGATGAAAAGGAGGGGGCAAATGTATGGTTGCGACTCTATTGCGAAGATTTAAACCAAACCGCATCTGGCTTCACTCTAACATTAAAAGAAATTGATTTTGGCGGGCTATTTAGAGTTGACTCTGTTTCAGATGCGAACACTATTGGCGTTACGATTATCTCCGATGTTCAGAGGGATTTATCAGTTGGAGCAACGAACTATTCCGCAAGGACTGTTGACGGCGTTCCATATGCTCAAGGAGCCTACACAACTCACACTAGAAGTAAGTTTTGGACTGAAGGGGCATTCTCTGATTACAGGGGACACCCTGCCTCTATTGCTATGTTTGAGAATCGACTAACTTTTTCGGGAACATCTGGCTATCCAAATAGGCTTTGGCTCTCCTCTCTTGATGATTTTCAGAACTTTCTTGTTTCCGATCTGGACACTGGGGCTATGGACATAACGCTAAACTCAGGACGGCAGGATGAAATTAGGTGGATGGTTCCGCAGGAGAGTCTGATAATTGGAACGTCTAGTAGCGAATGGACACTTGGTTCCTCCGACGAGCGCAAGGCAATTACACCTTCTGGCTTTGATCTAAAGAGAAAAACAACCTATGGAAGCAACAAAATTCAAGCAATACTTGTCAACTCTGCCGTTTTGTTTCTTATGCGTCAATCCAGAAAGATTCGTGAGTGGACTAACAATTACAACACAAGTGACTTTGTTGCCCCAGACCTCACCATTTTGGCAGAGCATATAACAAGCGGTGGATTTATTGAGCTGGATTATCAGCAACAACCAGACAATGTTTTATGGGGAATACGTACTGATGGTACATTAATTGGTTTCACTTATGAACGAGACCAGAATGTTACTGGTTGGCATAGGCACAATAATGATGAATTTCTTTTTGAGTCTGTAGCCGTACTTCCCCGCGACAATGATGAGGATGAAGTGTGGGTTTCTGTTAATATGGGTGGTAGCAGAATGGTTGGCAAGCTAACCAACAGGGAATGGGGAACTGACGTCGCAACCGAGTGGAGAGGCGGGGACTTGTTCAAGGTTTATAACAGTCCCGGCACAGCAACGCTTACAGGGCTTAGCCATCTTGAAGGCAAAACGGTTAGCGTAATTGCTGACGGTGTTCCGCTGGTTAATGAAACGGTTTCCAGCGGTCAGATTGTAATTGATTCGGCGGCATACACAACGGTTGTTGTCGGGCTACCCTTCACATCTACAGTTGCGCCAGTCTATCTCATTGCAGACAATCAGTATGGAACAAGCAAGGGCGGCAAGGTTGGTGCTTCAGAAGCTCGCATTCAATTCAAAGACACTTACTCTGCGAAGGTTGGGCAGACGGTCACTGACTTGCAATCAGCTCGTTTTGCGGCAGATGATTCAGCATTATACAACGATTACGCGCAGGTCTACATGGACAATGCGAATGAATATTTACAAACATGCTACATTGTGCAGGACGAAAACATGCCATGCACAGTGCTGGCAATGATACCAATGGTGGAGGTGTAGCATGGCTGACCCAGTTTCAATGGGCTTTATGGGGCTGATGGCGGGTGGAACTGCCCTTGATGCGTTTGGCAAATATCAGGCTGGTCAACAGCAGGAGGCGGCTTCTGAATACAATGCTGCGCTAATGGAACAACAAGCCACCCTCTCTCGTCAGGCAATGGAAACTGAAACCGAGATGATGGTTGACGAGAAGCGTCGCATGATGGCTACACAGGAAGCCGTTGCGGCTAAGAGTGGTGCGGCAATTGGTACGGGAACACCTTTGCTTGTACTTGCGGAACAGGCCGGAACTATGGAGCGCAACATTTTGGAACAACGCCGCAATCGGATGATTGAAACGCAAGGGATGAGGTCGCAAGCTCAAATGCTTAGGTTTGAGGGTAAGCAAGCCGCGAAGGCAGGGAAGCTCGGAGCATTAGGAAGCTTGCTTGGTGGGGCTGGTCAGATGGCCTTTATGGCTGGTGGTGCTACTGGCGGTGGTCAGAAAACAGCCAGCGGTTCTTATGGCGGAGGCTTCACGGTTCCCGACTACTCCAAGTCAAAATACATGTCACCATACAAACCTTAGGGAATTTCTATGCCACAAATACCATTAGTTAAACAGACAGCAATGCCACAGGTACAACAGGTGGGGGCTATGGCAAGCGGGGATGCTATGGCGGCTCCATACAAAGCTCTCTCCGGTGTCGGTGGGGTTGTGTCTGACATAGGGCAAGCCTTTCATAGTAGACTGAAGCAGGAGACTGAGGAGGCTCAATACGCTGGTTACATGGCGAACAGAAAGCTAAGAGCTAATGCCCTTGAGCAGACGGTTAGCGGAATGACAGAGCCGGGTGAGATTGAGCAGGCTTATAATGCTTGGCGTGAGGAAGAGGGCAAAATTCTGGAAGGGTCTCGCCTTAATCGGTCTGTTTATGGCAGCATCAAGAACAACTATGAGAACTTCTATGCCGACATGGACATTGGCGTTTCTGACGTTGTTCGTAAGGCGCATGTTGGGCAGTTGGACAGGCAGTGGATTGATGTTTCCGCTTTAGCTGAGGCAGGCTCCATTGATCCAAGCATTGCCAATCCAGAAACAGGGAAGCCGTTTGATTCTCCCGATGAGTTGTATGAGTATGCAATGCTGAAACGAGCGAACCTTGGAACAGTTAAATATGATAAGGTGGTTGATTTAGTATCAAAACTTCCGTCCAAAAGAAAATACAACAACACTCTCAATGATTTAGAGATTATTAAGGGGATGCACGTATCTCAAGAACTTAATGATGATGAGTATGTTGAGCAACTTGGCTCATTCCTTGATGATGTAAAGAGTAGTGATGCGCTTAGGGACGAGCACAAATCCCCACTTGACACTATGATTAGAGCTAGGATGAATAACATTCGTGGCAGTCAGGTTAAGAAGATGACTAAAACCTCTGACGATGTTTTCAAGAAGTTGAGCGAGGATGATTTAGAGCCGGAGGATATGGCACAGCTGTATAATGATAATCCGCTTATGGCTGAATCTCTTGATAAGTCTATGGTTGTTAAGCTAAAAGAAGGGGAAGTCGCCGGAGAGAAGGATGCCATTGAGGTTGGTAAAATTCTGGATCAGATGGTTGATGGCACTGAATCATGGGGCGGAGCAGTTAGAAGGATTGGAGATTTGAACAGCTCTTATGGCGTTTTGGGACTGGCTGTTGCTAATTCATACGCAAAAGACATCGTTGCCTCTCAGGACTCATTGAATGCCTACGAGCATCTTAATCGCTTTAATGACATTCCGGTTTCCGTTGATGACAACACCAGAGATTATATCAGAACTATGACCTATTACCTTAACAGGAAAACCAGCGATCAAGGCTCCTACATTAACAAGCGACTGCGCTCATACGAGAAGTGGCAGAAAGATCCTGAAGGAAAAACCTATGAAGAGTTTCGCATTGAGCAGTTTGGGGCTGATGCCAAGAGTGATGTGCAGAGATTTAAGCCTCCACAACAAGGTGGGTCGCTAGATTTCGACAACATGACGGATGAAGAACTAGAGGCTTATATTAATGAGTAGGGAACAATTATTAGCCCAAGCAAAGCGTAAGAGCCTTTTGGAGCAGGCCAAAGCAAAGAGCCTTTCCAATCCCACTCAAGCCAATCAGATTGTCCTTAACGGCATAACTGATGGTATGTCACGGAAGGAAGCTGGTGCGTTTACCAATGTTCTCACACCGCAAGACATTGAGTTTGAAACTGCTAAGGGTTATTACGACAACAAGTTCGGAACCAACCACACACCAGAGATGGTGACGGCTCAGATTCAGTATGAGTATGGAGATGATGCTACGCCGCAGGTTGCTAACTCTATGAATAGGGCGGCGGCTAAATGGTATGAAGTTGCAAATTTGCAAAGGGTTACTGATCCGCGAACTGGACTAAGCGTTGAGATGCCCATTCCTTTTGGCGTTGAGCCTCCTGACCCAGCAGAGTTTGTTAGGGCAGAGAAGACCATATCCAATGCATTTGGCTCAACATGGGAGGGGCTGAAAGCTGGGGCAAAGACTTTCCCTGAGTGGATGCAGGTTGGTGCGGTTGCGGC